CCCATGATCAAGAGAAACGATTTGAACATAGTTCTTAACAAAGTAAATTGGGTCTTCTGCACACTTATGATATTCGATAATGTTCTCTTTCGTGAACTCTACCGGAGTATTTGTTTTCTTAAGATTGGGATTGCCCAGATATTGATTTTGGTCAGACATACCCTATTTTTCTTTTAACATTTTCTGCAATTCAGCAGTGCTTCCCACAAACAGTGCATTGGTGACATTCTTTGGTGCATTACTTGGAACTTCTTTGAGACGTTTCATTTTCTCTTGAAGGTCACCAAGTTTTTCTGTCACCTCTGCAACTTGCTTAATTAAATTACCGGCGACTTCATACGCTCGTGGAGCATCACTTTCCCTAGCCAATTCAAGAATACCTTCAATTGCATCAGAGCCACGTTCAACCAGATTGTAAAAGTTTTGTCTTTGATACGCATAATCATTTTCTATATCTGCTTCATTATTAGATACTTGTATTGGATTCAGTTTTCTTTCAACAGGAGGATTGAATTCAATATCTTGAACCACACCTAAAGCTTTATCAATTTCATTGTTCATTCTGTCAACTTATCATCGCCTGTGGTGTTATCTCTGACCTTTGAGTCTTGGAAGAAAGATGTGGCCTCATTAAATCCAAAATCATCATCAGCATCAGCAGTAGTTGGATCTGGTGTGACTGTGTATCTCTGCTCTCTTGCTGGTGCCTCTGCCTGAACATTAGTATACTGATCAACAATGGCAGTCTTAATGACACCGGAATCAGTAATCGGACCATAAAGATAGAACTTAGTCGTAAAAGACAATGTATAGATTATGGCTCGTCTTGTTTCAAAATCACCCTCATAGTCATCCTCATATGATATGCTGTTCAGAATGATTGGTACATCTCTCTTGATACCCATATCGGCCATATCATTAATTGTGAGAGTATAATCAGGTTGAAAGTAAGGAAGAATCTGTTCTACGATTTGTAATGCATCATCAGAATTCTTTGCCATTATGTACAACTCAAAATCCAAGTTGTATGGAACTGGCATATATTGTATATCAAGTTTGCTATTGTTTCCTGTTTTAGTTTTCTTAAACTTTTGTACCCGATTCAATTTTCTACTAGGGTCGTAAGTTAAATTTTGAATCTCAAACCCAATACGTGGAAGTGTAATCGCTACCTGTTTTGTAAGATCAGGGTCTTCTCTTAATCTAACAAGAAACTTTTGTCTCGGACCATAGGCCAAAGGCACTTTCATGGATTGCACAATGGTTCCGTCATTGTCTTTACGAACCAACTGGATACCATTGAACAAGGTTCCGAATGCAACAACAACCTTTCTTATTGTCTCATGATAAAATTGTGAGCCTAACATTAACCTTTACTCCCTGCATCACCAAATGGATTACTTTCAGTGAAATCTAACACGTCATCATCTAAACTTTCAAACAACTCATTCTGTGCCGTATTATCAAGACTACCAGTGTTTGCTCCGCCCGTGCCTATTATATATTCTTCTTGTAACAGATAATCATTAGTGCCTGTCTCAAGAAGTATGCTTTCACCAACAGAACTACTATCGTTTTCACCTATGATGTTGTCACTATCTGTTTCATCTAACAACAATCCTCTAGTTGTTGCAGTGTCATGAATTCTAATAGGTTCATTCACAGCACTCGATTGTTCCAGAGTGATTTGATAAACAAGTGCATCTGTTGAAAGTGCATCTTCAATTGCATCAATCGCGTCAATACCTGTATCCAACATCTCAGAACTATAATCAAAGGTGCGGCACCGTAATCTATAAGCTGGATTGTTATCTAATTGATGAAAAGGTTCATCGTGGTCAACAAAATTCACGGAAAACAGTTTCTTCAAAATTGGATGAAAAATCAAATCCCCTTCAAGTGGTCTATCTGAATCTGTTGCATCAGTCTCATTAAGAATATAGAAGGTTTCTCCTTCAAATACAATTGCATCAGAGGACATATCAATAGTTCCAGACTCTAGAAGTATGGCACCACCTGTGGTGTCTGTGCCACTCTCAATTGTAATCTGTTTTGTTAACTGTTGAAATCTGTGTTTTGCTACTACAAAGGTTACATCACTTAGGTTTTGTAAACCAAACTTATTCATCAATTCCCTTTCACCTTCATAACCACCTTCTGCATTCTCAACATACATTTCAATCTTAGCAGAAGAACTAAACTTTGAAAGTGTATCTTCTCCCAAAAGAGTATCTTCTGCCACAATAGTCCTGTCTAGATAATGAACATCATGGCCGAATATCTGAATGGCTTCTGCAAGCAAATCTCTATAGAGATTCTGCTCTGTTGTGATTGCATGAGAATTACTGGTATGAAATATGGAATTAACAGGCATGGTTTATCCTATCATGTAGTTGACGGGCAACTCAAATGCAAGTTGAATTTGTTCTTCTAATCTTTGTAATTCCTCTTGTGCTTGTGAGTAAAGAGTATCACCATTCATCGTGACACCTCCCAACATTGTGACACCATTAAACTTTGATAAGTTTGCACCCCATTGTCTTTTAATGAGAGCAGTTGCATATCTCTTCAGATACATGTCATTAAACACATCTGTAAATGATGTTGGGTCAAGCTTCCTATAACACTCAATGATGATATATTCATCAACCTCAATATCATTGTTCCAATCCATGTCAAGATAAAGTCTTTGTTGATGCTGACTGAAACGAATAGGAATCTCACCAACTAACACATGTTCTAGAAAGTCTAGATGTTGCAACGTCATTTGATATTCCATAATAGAGGTGGATGAAAAGTCATACAAATCATTTAACCTCAGCTGATATCTAAGGTCAAACATATTGGATGTTGTGCTATCAGTGATAGGGAATATATTGACGACAGAAAGAACAGCTGGCGGCACAGGAATGTAGCCATTACCTTCTTTCCAAGTTGCAGTGACAGAACTATCCACCACATCAGTTGCAGTTGTAGATGTGTCAGATGTTGCTCTGGTTATATCTGCTGAAGTGATTTGATGTTTGAGATACATCCTCTCAACACCATCATAGTGGTATTCAGCAAAATATTGAAGTGCCTCGTCCAATCTGTCATCAATTTGATCGTCTGACACATTAATGTCTATAACACCAAAACCAAGAGCTCGTAAACAGTATGATTTAAGAGTGGCTTTTGTTGATGGAACTGCCATATGTTCGACTCCGTTTATTACTTATTTATAAGTATTTAATTGCGATACAATTTGGACCAAATTCTAGTTCTTCTTTCCAACCAGACCACCGTTTAAAACCTACACTTTCATACGCAACCAATGATGTTTCTCTAGGCACCGACCATATCCAAGTTCCATGATTATCTTTTGCATATTTTATGGTTTCAAGTAGTATTAAAGAAGCAAAACCTTGTTTACGATATTCTGGGTCTGTCCATAAACCTCTAGACCTAAAATATACTGAGTCTTGCCAATCATTACTCATAAAACAGCTGTTAACTGACACAAGTTTGTTGTCTTTGAAAATACCGAAGAAAACAGGAAAAACTTCCATGTTGTAATCAAAACCAAAGTGTCTACTTGGATGTCTCCATGTCCATTTGTTGTATGGACTAATACCTCCAGTTCTGTTTGGCCACAAATGTGTTTCCCAAATAAGTTTAATTTCTTCCCACGATATTCTCTTTACCTCAGACATGTTTTTTTATAATTTTCTCAAATTAAAGAAATTCGGAATATGCTTTGAGTGCTTGCTCCAATGTTTCTGCCTTACGAATATCAGTTTTTGCTTTTCTCTTTTTACTTTTTTGAACGATTTCCTGTTCAAACATTTTTAGTTTTAATCTAGAGAGAATATCTTTGTGAACTTCATTTTCAGGGTCATATTCAAATATAAGATCTAAAGGCTCTTCTTCGATATCAACTTCTTTTTTGACAATACTATCTTCAAAAATTTCTACTTTGTTTCTTTGTGCATAATCTTGGAATGCTTGTCTAAATTGTTCACGGGTTGCTTCGTTTCTGTTTTTTGTGCACTCATCAAGTGACTCATAAGAAAATTCTTGAAGCAATGCTAGAAAACGTTCGTCCTTTTCATCAACTGAAACCGAAAATACTGTTGTGCCTTCTTTACCACCATTTGTATGCATACCATCGTCAGGAACATCATAATTATGAATGATGTCAATCTCAGTCAAATCCGCATTTGTATAGTAAGCCTCAACTATCCTTCCAACAAAAGGATATTTTGGTTCACCCTTCGCAGTATAGGCAGCAGTTTCTTCAGACATAGTTTATCTCCTATGTCTTATTTATAAAAAGTTTGTAAGTATTGATTGTGGCTGGAGAACCGTTTGGAAATTCTTGTGAGCGAAAGTCATCACCAACCTGCAATGTTTGATAATTACCAGAACCATTAAGTTTTGTATCAAGCATATTGGTTCCTCTTGCATTACCACTACCACTTGTTCCAACGGAGTATGTAATCTTGTTACCATTAGTATCATGTGCCGCAGTGTATCTCAACCAATTACCTAGTAGGTCAGCAAGAGTGCTTGTGGAAAATTCTTGCACATTGTTAGAACTATCAATAAGAACGGGGGTTCTATTTGGAGTCAGATCAGAGCCATCTCTACGATGAAGATAGTAGTTAGTAATCGTGGTTGGTTGGTCAAGGGTTTCAGGAATACCTGCGGCCGAATATGCTGATGTGTCAGCTCTTGTGTCTGTAAAAACAGCGGTGTCGTCAGAAGAGACTTTAGTGTAGTTACTTGCCGCAGACGCTGACGAAGTTATTGTATATGTTCCACCAGTATCAGAAGACTCAGAGGCAACAATCAAAAGGTCAACTGCCGGATAAACAAAAGTGTCCAAAAAATCTGTCAAATTCATAGCCCGTATAGCACCGGCACTGGTATCATAATATACAGGAAAGGTTGTTCCCGCATCAGAAGTATTAGAGATATCATCAGTTGAAGTATAAGCAAAATTAATTTTATCGTAAGAAACCGTCACTGTGCTCGGTTCAGCAGTGCTAGACTCCGCAACGAAAGCAGTTGAACTTTGTGAAGTTGCACCGGCCTTCAATCTGGTGTCAGTGATAGCATCAATATTCGCTCCACTACTGGAGACAACAGTAAGAACAGCAGTAGGACTTAAACTATATTGGTAAATAGCTTTCTGTGACCACTCGTTGATTTCGCCCGAAGACAATTCAATCAAGTTTCCCCCACTAAAATATAAAGGTGCTCTAACTGCCATTGTGTAGCTATCCTACAACTTTATGTTTTATCTGGAAAATCAGATTCGGCACGCACAGCATCACGTTTTACTTTCAACGCATCTGCTTTAGTTGAACTGCTTTCCATTAGTTTATCCCACAATGCGTCTATTCTTTCTGAATCTGTCACTCCAGCTTCATTGTAAATATCACGCCGTTTGGGCCCGTGCGGTTCTGTCCAAGACCAAGCATTATCAACCCATTTTGCTTTACCACTCGGAGGTGTTGGGCATTCAATAGCACCAGTCGGCACAGCAGGATGATCACCTGATTCTGTAATAAATGAACCAATATAATTTCCAGATGTGTCTCTATAATGTTTTGTCGGCATTATCCTAAATCTCCTCCATACGCTACCACAACAAAGTCCCATTTAGAAGCACTGAGTGAAACTTCATTAAAAGTTGATTGATCATGAATTCTAATTTCTGCCCCTGCCAATACTTCTACATTGGTTGCATCAGCTTGTATTGAAAGACCAGCGTCAATAGTACCACCAACACCACCAGCACCAGCCATTAGAAGATAATCGCCAGTGGCCCAACCTCGTTCACCATCAGTACACTTAACCCAAACTTCAACTAATGTTGGTCTAACTCCCAAACTATGACTAAAAGTATGAACACTATCCAAAGTTATATCAGTTGCACTACTCTCAAACTCTAATGTAAGTTTTGGACTTCCAATATATGTTTTAAGTCTTGATGCTGCTGTTTTTCTATTTGTACCACCAGCACCATCGTCAATAATAAACAAATCTGCATCAACGATAGCAGCTCCAATATCCGTAGCACCATCAATATCCAAGTCTACAACAGCAATACTTCCATCAGGAAACACTGGTGCTTGACTAAATGTTACCACACCATTAGAGGCAATAGCAATAGAATCAGTATCTGATGTATGACCAATGTTTGTACCATTGATGATAACGCTGTCAACAGTCAATGTTGTTAACGTGCCGAGTGAAGTAATGTTTGTTTGTGCCGCCGTTGTTAGTGTCACATCAGCAACATATGTTTTAATTCTACTAGCGGCTGTTTTTCTATTAGTTCCGCCTGCGCCATCGTCTACTATAAACAGGTCTGCATCTGCTAGTCCAGCACCTATATCAGTGCCACCATCAATATCTAAATCTGCAACTGCAATAGATCCATCTGGGAACACTGGTGCTTGACTAAATGTTACCACACCATCAGAGGCAATAGCAATAGAATCTGAGTCACCAGCAGAACCAATATTACCAGCATTAGCAATAAGAATACCACCAGAATGTGTTGTTTGTTGACTAAATGTAGTTTTACCATCTGAAGCAATCGCGATAGCATCAGTGTCACCAGCAGAACCAATGTTACCGGCATTAGGTATGATAAGATTACCACTAAGAGTTGAAAGACCACTTACGGTCATTGCTCCACTAACAGCAAAAGTTGACCCATCATAAGTTAAGCCAGACTCTGCATTAAAAGTATTGGTACTTACAGAAGTAAGAATACGGTTGTTTGATTCATTATTAATAGTTATAGTACCAGACGTAATATTGCTAACGTCTGAACGCAAAGTATTAAACTCTTGTCTGAATCTTTCTAAACTATCAGATGTCGCGACTGATGCTGCTGTTACTGTAGCCATCGTTTTATTTCCCTACCAGTTGTTGCAATAAAGACTTTATTTCATGCATTTCGCATTTAATATTATTTATTTCTCTTGTAGCGCTTCTTAATTCGTCTCTTTGTTGTTGAGCAGCCTTAGAACGAGCAACTGCTCGTTCATAAGCAGTTCTGTTTGTATTTACAATAACACCAGAACTCATATCTCTTGAAAGATCTTTGTTTTCCTCAACTTTTATGTATTCTCTTGTATTCATATTATGTCGCCAACGCAATTGCTCTGAAGTCTTTGATTCTAGGTGCTGATGTTGAATTAGTTGCTTGCATTACAATCTTGATTGCAAATGACACAAACGGATCCAGTTCAGTGCCAATACCGTCATCAGTAACACCGGCAGTAAAAACATACTCACGAAAATCAGTTATACCAGTAGAAGCACCAACGGCAACATCTGGTGACCCATTATCATTGAAGAATCTCCAACCTGTTTCGTTAAAGTCTGTCTCATCATCCTCTCGGAAAATCTTATACATGACTTTAATTTCTGCATCAGAGCCTCTGTTTGCAGAAAGGAGCACTTTCAATGCAGTCGCTTTCTGTTCAAGTTGTATCTCTTTTGTACAATAGATTGCAGCGTTATTGTCACCATCTGGTTCTGTTGAAGCAAAATATTCAGATGTCGGATAAACATCTGAAGAGGAATCAATGTTGTTGATTCTATTTGCAATCGCAATCATAGACAATCTTTGTGCGTCAACAATCGGAGACAAGTTACTTGAAGTTGAGCTCAACTTAAGATCTAACGACAAAGATTTCACAGAAGACATCTCATTGTCTTGGTTAATATCAGATGCCACAAGATATGGAACATTATAATATATATTCTCATTTACTGGAACATTGATTGCATCAGCAGCAGAGGTCTTCGTAAAAGAAGTTTCCGAACCACTTGGACTTGTTGCTGTTGACGGCCGTTTCTGTGCTGTCACACTTGTGCCAGGAAGTTCAAGTAAACCAACTTGATACTTGGCAACATCATACAAAATGTTTTCCGTGGCAGTTGCATCCGTACCACCATTTCTAGACCTTGTGCTTGATGTACCATCAATAACAGCCGTCGCAGTTGAAGAAACAGTATAACTGTCAATCTCAACGTTTGCAACCGCAGTATGTGTCTTATTGATTTGTGTAAACGGAATCTTATGCAACATATACAACTCAACTGTTGCGCCCTCTGCGTGAGAAGCAGCAGTCGTTGAGTCTACGGCTCTGGTTGCACTACTAATCGTGTTTGTACTGATTGAGGTATAAGAAATAATCTCATCATCAATTTTGATAAAGTACACATTAGATGCATCTCTAGAATAGACACCGCTAGTGTCGTCAAAGTTTGTACCAGAAGTCAGTTCAATAGTAGTAGAAGATGTAGTTATCGCCGCAGACAATGTTGTAGTTATTTCAGACTTCACATTAGCGATAGTCACATTATTTGAAGTAGAATACATACCATGATCTGGATGGAACACTTTGATTACCGCACTACCATCCAAGAATTCCAACGGATTCTTTTCAAGAGACTTAACCGGATTGCTATCATTAACCAGAGGAACTGTACCAGTCAATGAACTGAATTCTGCCCGATAGATGTTCATCTTCAAATCTTCAGTCAAAGATGGTGCCCAAGTTCTGTTGTTATGACCTTTGAATAGAACACCAAACTCTGGTTGTTCCGAAACAGTTCTGTCTGAGAACAAAACATTTTGTGCAGCATCAGCGGTTCCACCAACTTGAGCCTGTGCCAATGTAGATTGAACCTCTGTCTCACCCATTCGTGCAATCCAAACTTTGTATGTTGGAACATTAGCAATAACAGCAACACAGTATTCCAACCCAGACTGTAAATATACTGGCGATTCAAATTTGAAGTTAGTTGCTGTCTGAGCAGAAGTGTCAATAACAACATCATTAGAATCTTTAACCACTCTTCCAAAAGGTATAACTCTCGGGCCAGGGAAACCATTCTGCACTTCCCTAACTTCTACTGTGACAGGAAGACTATTATCCTTTGATTCAAAGAAAAGGTCTACACTTGTCACAAACATACCGCCACGCACATCAACCAAGAAAGTTTGGGCAAGAGGGTCGCTGTAGTCTAGACCCTCATCGTCATCACCTGGGCCCAGGTCAGCACTTGGCTCCTCGCCGTCGTTGACGGTTTCCGCTGTAATTTCAGTAGCTTGTGAAACTGATGTTCGCCTTACCTCAGCATTTCTTGTTGCAATAACAGTCTCTTGCAAAGTTTGTTGTAGACCAACGGCACTATAGTTTGTTTCACCAGCAGTAACAGGGTCAGTAGAAACTATGTTTGTAGGGCTTGAAGTTAATCTAAAGGAAACTTGACCTGTTCTAAACTGAGGATTACCACTAATTTTAGGATCAGGTATAGAGAAGGTTCCTTTGACTCTACCACTGGGACTTGTTATAATCGCATCACCATTAACCAGGCTTGCGTCATTTGTTGAGAACCCAGCCGAAGGTCTGGTGAAAGAGGTTACAGCCTGTGCATCAAAGAAAGGATACACCTGTGTATTTGGTAGAAAATCAAATCCATCAAAAGTAATATCTTTTGCTCTTACAAATGGAATTAATGCAGTTGAGATTACTTTCGTTCCTCTAGATTCTAGATCAACTTTTTCAACAACTTCTGTTCTGACACCAGTTCTAACTGGACCAGTTGTTCGTGAACCAGCATCGATTGAATCTTGAAAACTAACCTCAACATTTTCGTGAAGGAAAGATTGAGAACCGCTCCACTGTGTTTCCCAGGCATTCCAAACAGTACCTATATTAGCGGATGCGGCTATAGAATTGAAGTTTCCTCCTTCATTGACAATCAGAGCCGGTGCAACTTCAGTTTCAAACCAGTCGTCACCAGAGGGCGACAACGCTATTTGACCAGTCCAATTTGAAAGAAGGACAGGCGTAACTCTTTCAGTTCGCGTTGCATACGGTTGTTCAATAGCGACAACCTCTGTGTAAGGTAGAGTAAATACATCTCCTGTTCTTTGATAATTATTATTGGCTCTGGCTGCATCAGTCGCGTTTAACTCTACGAAACTAACATTTTTATATGTTCCTTGAGCCCGAAGTTCATTTCTCTCCATATCAATAGAACATTTATAGTCTTTGTGTTCAACATCACCAAGACGATGACCCTGAAAAGCATCAACAACAAAACCAGATTTAAATCTGTTCAGTCCGTTCGCATCAGTGATTTCAAAACTCTCTGCTTGACGTTCCAAAAGAGAAAGGTGTGTATAATACTCAAGGTTACCAATACGGGTTTGAAGATTACCAATATCTTTCATGGTAAACCGTTGATGTTTCTCTCTGGTAATTACAATATTGTCAACTGAAAATGTATAAGCAGGAATACGCATACTGGCCAACTTCATTGAATTTTCAGATTGTGATGGGAATCTGGGTTGTTCATCAGATGCACTTTCAATAACTCTAATCTTACCGTTAAAAGCCATTTCAACAATTGCATTCTTAGGTAAGTAATATTCAAAGTCTGCTTGCACCAAAGAAGTTGGTTTTGGACACTTACTAGCAGAAGAACCCGCGCCAGTAAAAGAACGACTCATAATACCAAATGAAAATCCGGTAATCTCATCAACAGCCGTATGGTCTGCTCCTGCACCAGTGACATTCGCCACTGTTGGTCTGAAGTCAAAAGTATTTTGTAGTCTGGTATCTTTATATTTTGGAATATCAACATAATCCATTCTATCTGCTTCATCAGTATATGAATCCACGGTGAACACATCGCCAGTGCCGTGTTCAAGATAATCATAGATTACAAGTAGTCTGTTTGTAGGAGCCGCGGCACCTCTACGTCTTACGATTCTAGAGATATCGTAAAAGTTATCTCTTTGACCGTTATCAAAAGCAAAGTCACTTGTAATAACCTTATCACCAAGAGTGACAGCAGTTAGTGTTGCAGTTGCACCAGAGGATGCACCAGTGATAATATCAGAAGTTGAGAATGCAGACCCGGCAGCGCCAGTCATTACAACACTCATTGGACTTGTTGTATTGATAATTCTTGCAGTTGAACCACTAACACTACCAGTGATTTTTTCACCTCTTGTGAATGTGCCAGTTTGTGTTGTAAAACTAATCGTAGGAGCAACAGCATCAGTAGAAGCAGCAGTCGCCTCATACACAGCAACCAAGGCAAACGCATCAGCACGACCCAAAGATATTTCTCTATCACCTGGGCGAGTGCCATATGCATCTGTTGTCCCAGTGTCCACTTTGAGTTGTTTCATCAATCTCGTTGTCTTGGTCTTTGGACTTACGGCAGTCTTCAACAAGGTTGCCATAACTTTAACTTTTGCACCACCTGAACCAAACGCACCAAGATTAGTGATAGTCAACTGTGATGTGCTACCACCAGCAAATCCAGTTGATGCGCTAACAATATCACCCTGTTTGGCAGAACCATCACCGCCGGTTAAAATAGAGATTGTGTAATCTGATTCACTGTGTGCCAGGAATGTTTCGTTGCCACCACCAGCAGATAAAGTGATTGCACCAGCTGAACTTGCGGTTGCAATGAACTGCTGACGGAAAGTATATTGTGTATCAGAGACACCACTATTCGTTTCTGTTAACAACGTCTTGACAGGAGTTTTAGTTAGATTGAAAAGATTAATATTCTTCTCTGGCTCAACAAGTTTAGCAACTGGTGCAAAAGAACGAGAACCACCGCCCGTGAAAGTTTCTAAAGCCAGTGTCCCACCATCTTCCAACTGATAACGTTCATCTTCTTTATGAGTTGTTCCAACTTCTGGACTACCAAAGAAAGACAAACCTCCACTTTCAAATGTTGTTTGAACATCAGCAGTAAAGTCTTGACCACTATCGCCACCATTGTCTTGCATATAGACTGAACGAACATTTTTCAAGTCAGGGATTATAACGTCACTAATAGTAAGGTCAGCATTACCTGAACTCTCTATAATCTGATCAGACTCAGAGGAATCTGTTATTGTTACTTTTTCTCCCGAACTAAAAGTGCCAACAACATTAACTAAGTTAACAACATTGTTACCAGAACGACCTGAATCCATAACCAAACCAGTGGCACCACTTGTAACACCTGTTACTAGTTGACCGCCACCAGAGTTTGAAGATAAAATGGTTGGACTGACATCAGCACTCATAACAAGTGACGTGATAGCATTGATATCAAACAGATACAGTCGATAAGTCGCATCGTTTTCACCAGCGGTGCCAGAATCATACTGATATGTTCTTACACGAGCCACACCTATTTGTATACCTGTTGCTGAACCTCTCGTTGAGATGTTGGTATCATACAGTTGCAATTCA